TCTTGAATTATTTCCCATGTTATATTTGGATTTTTACTCAAACTGAAATAATTCCAAGGTTTATGTGGATTTGCTTGAACTATTTCCCATGTTATGTTTGGATGTTTACTTAAATATTCATAACTCCAAGGTCTACCAGAATTTGCTTGAACTATTTCCCATGTTATATTTTTATTTGAACTTAATTCATAATAATCCCAAGATTTATCTGGATTTGCTTTAACTATTTCCCATGTTATATTTTTATTTGAACTTAATCCACAATAATCCCAAGATTCATCTGGATTTGCTTGAACTATTTCCCATGTTATATTTTTATTTGAACTTAATCCACAATAATCCCAAGATTTATCTGGATTTGCTTGAACTATTTCCCATGTTATATTTGGATTTGCACTTAACAAATTATAATCCCAAGGTTTATCTGGATTTTCTTGAACTATTTTCCATGTTATATTTGAATTTTTACTTAACCAATTATATTTCCAAGATTTATTTGGATTTGCTTGAACTATTTCCCATGTAACATTTGGATTTGAACTCAACCTATAATAATTCCAACTAATATATGGATTATCCTTTACATATTGAAACCACTTTTCAGACCAATCATTTAAAAATTCGTTGTATAAATTCATTTTAGTTATTTATTTTTTAATTTAAATAATTTAATTTGTATTAATTTTATTTCAATTTTTTTATTTCAATTTTTTTTATTTTTATAAAAAAATAAAAAATATATTATCATTATTATTTAATTTCATCATCAAATGTTTCTGGATCTAAATATTTAAATTTTTCCCAATTTTTTGGGTGCCATACGTTTGCCATTAATTCCTCTTTTAATAAACTTTTTCTGAACCATTCTTGAAATCTTTTTCTTATATAATCCTCTCTTGCTTTATCCATTGTATTTTTAACTAATCTAATAAAATTCCATTTAATATGATAATTTTCTTGAACTATTTCCCATGTTATATTTGGATTTTCACTTAAATATTCATAACTCCAAGGTTCATCTAAATTTTCTTTAACTATTTCCCATGTTATATTTGGATTTGAACTTAAATTTTCATAATACCAATTTTTTTCTGGATTTTCTTGAATTATTTTCCATGTTATATTTTCATTTGAACTTAATGCATGATAATTCCAAGGTTCATTTGAATTTTCTTGAACTATTTCCCATGTTATATTTGGATTTTTACTTAAATAATAATATTCCCAAGGTTTATCTTTATTTGCTTGAACTATTTCCCATGTTATATTTGGATTTTTACTTAAATAATAATATTTCCAAGGTTCATGTGGATTTGCTTGAACTATTTCCCATGTTATATTTGGATTTGCACTTAAAATACAATAATTCCAAAATTTATCAGGATTTGCTTGAACTATTTCCCATGTTATATTTTTATTTAAGCTTAAATAATCATAATTCCAAGGTTTATCAGGATTTGCTTGAATTATTTCCCATGTTATATTTGGATTTGCACTTAACAAATTATAATCCCAAGGTTTATCAGGATTTGCTTGAACTATTTTCCACGTTATATTTGGATTTGCACTTAACCATTCATAATTCCAAGGTTTATCTAGATTTGCTTGGATTATATCCCATGTTATATTCAACTTTTTAGATAAAATATTATAATTCCAAGGTTTATTTGGATTTTCTTTAACTATTTTCCACGTAATATTTGGATTTTCACTTAATCTATAATAATTCCAACTAATATGTGGATTATCTTTTACATATTGAAACCACTTTTCAGACCAATCATTTAAAAATTCATTGTATAAATTCATTTTAGTTATTTATTTTTTAATTTAAATAATTTAATTTGTATTAATTTTATTTCAATTTTTTTATTTTTTGTTAAAATAAAAAAAATATATATTATTAATTTTCATCTTCGAATGTTTCTGAATCTAAATATTTAAATTTTTCCCAATTTCTTGGATGCCATACGTTTGCCATTAATTCCTCTTTTAATGAACTTTTTCTAAACCATTCTTGAAATCTTTTTCTTATATAATCCTCTCTTGCTTTATTCATTTTGTTAAAACTCAAATAATTGTAATTCCAAGATTGATCTGGATTTGCTTGAACTATTTCCCATGATATATTTGGATTTAAACTTATCATTTCATAATTCCATTTTTTATCTTGATTAGCTTGAATTATTTCCCATGTTATATTTGGATTTGCACTTACCCAATCAGTTATTTTTGTTTCGTGACTTTGCCAATCATAATTTAAATTTGATTGAATTATTTCCCATGTCATATTTGGATTTAAACTGAAATAATTATAATTCCAACGTTTATATGGATTTGTCTGAATTATATCCCAAGTAATATTTAAATTTAAACTTAATGAATCATAATTCCAATTTCTATTTGAATTTTCTTGAATAATTTTCCATGTAATATTTTGATTTTCACTTAAACATTCATAACTCCAAGGTTTATTTAAATTTGCTTGAACTATTTCCCAGGTTATATTTGGATTTAAACTTAAAGTATCATAATGCCAAGGTTTATCAGGATTTTCTTGAACTATTTTCCATGTTATATTTGGATTTTTACTTAAATAATAATAATTCCAAGGTTTATTTGGATTTTTTTGAACTATTTCCCATGTTATATTTGGATTTTCACTCAATATATTATAATTCCAAGGTTTGTCTGGATTTTCTTGAATTATTTTCCAAGTTATATTTGAATTTGCACTCAAGGAATTATAAGACCAAAATTTATCTGAATTACTTTTTATGTATTGAAACCATTTTTCAGACCATTCATTTAAAAATTTATCATATAAATTCATTTTAAATTATTTTTAATTATTAATTATTGTATTATTTTTATTTCAATTTTTTTAATGAATTATACATATCATACATTTAACAAATAAAAAAATTCTACTTATTAATTAATATTTGTGTAATAGTCAATAATACGATTTCTATCTGATACATCTCTAACTAATAAATTAATTTCATTCTCCATTTTACGCATTCTTATCTTATAAAATTCTAATTCTAATTGTAACATATTATTTGAAATTTCTTTATTTTTTAATTCTTTTTTGATATCTTTTATTTCATCTTCCATTTGGTCAACTTTTTGATTGCAACAATCTGATTGTAATCTTAATATGACATTTTCATGTCTCAATGTTTCACTTTCTTTTTCTAATAATTCATTTCTACTTTTATAGTACAATAATTGTATTTTGATCCAAGTATCTTCATTACTATCTTTATTTTCAGCGTCATTGAGTGAATTTGAAATTCCCATTATTCTTTCTTGATCATCTGTTTGTTCTTTAACATACCAAAATCTTTCAACTCCATTATTATCTCTGTAATTAAATTTATATTCTCCAAATCTTGTTTCTCCCAATTCTTGAAGAAATGTTTTTGCTTGTGGTGTATTATACCAGTGTTCAAATGTAACAATTGTGGAATTATATTGTCTGCTGCTATTATCTAATCTTTGAATAAATTTTATGTCTGAAATTCTACCAATGAATTTAAAACGATTTGCTATGAAATTTTGATTTTGATACATTTCAGTTCTTTTAATATAAATTTTCATGAGTGATGAATTATTTTTTACTGATGACATTTTTAATTTGTGTTTTGTTAACTTTTTGTTTGTTTGTATATTTTTAAAATATTTATAAAAAAGTATTTCAATTTTTTTAAATTTATTTAATTTTGTTAGCTAAGTTTGTTACGGAAAAAATTGAAATGCTTTTTTATAAATATTTTTTAAGTATAAAATACATAAATAAATTAAATTAGTAAAAATGAATACAAGTTTATATTTAAATGGTAAAAAAGTTAGCAGCGATGTATTAGAATATAAATATTACCAATTAAAACAACCAGATTTTATAATTTACAATGGTTATAAATATTCAATTGATTTTCAACATCATATAGATAATTTTTATTATTATGAAACAATTCAAAGGCAATCATATGACAAATTGAATAATGGAATAATTACAGATGAAGAATATTCAAATATTTGTAAAAAAATTGCTAATGAATTAATTCATCACAATTTAATTGATGAAGATGGTCATGTATGTGGTAAATATAATGTGGAAACAAAAATATATTATATTTATAATGAACGAATTAAATATCAAAATAAAATTTATTATATTGGTGATGAGTTAGGAAATACAAAAGGAATTTATAATTTTGCAAGAATGTGTGTTGGGTATTATGATATGATAAATAGTAAAATAGAATTAGATAGAATTTCAACAACAGATGATAATTTTGATGAATAATAATAAGTAACACAACTTTTTTTTATACTTTTATATAATTTAAAAGTATAAACACGAATATAAAAAATATAAATATATTTTTCAATTAATATTTATTTTTTATACATTAATGTCATTAAATATATGATATATTTTTTTATAAAATATAGTTTATTTTTATTTTTTTAAATGATCATTATTTGTTTGTGGTTCTTCAACTAATGATCCACCTCATCCTCCTCTCATATGACGAGTTCTACGATGAGAACGTCTTTTATGAGTTCTTCTTTTGTGATGACGACGTGATCGGCGATGTGTTTTTCTTCCCATTTTATATATATTAATATTCTGAAAAAAATATAATTTAATTTAAAAAAAAGTTTTTCTAAATTAAACAAAAAATAAAAAAATATTCTAAATTAAACAAAAAATAAAAAATATATTAATTAATTACTCAATTTCTTTTTAATAAAATTACAAATATCTATTCTATTTTTACTATTTTTCCAGATTTAAAGAATGCTACTGGTGTATCAAAATCTTCAATTGAAAATGATGTTTCATTTATATAATCATTTATTTCAAATAAATTGAATATTTCTTTATTTTCATCCATTTTTAATTTTCCATCTTTTGCATCTTTTGTCATTTGCATTATTTTCTTTTTATCTTCAAGTAAAATACCAAATCTTCCCGTACTAGTTTTAATTGTTCCATATTTAGTAATATCTTTTTCATTTTCTTCATCTTCATTTTCTGTTTGTTCTGTTTGTTCTGTAAAATTTGTATCAACTGATTTTGTGTCATCATCATCATCATTATCATTATCATTATCATTATTTTCGTCTTCATTTTCATCATTTTTAGTTTGTTCCATTTTTTTTGGTTTTCTACCAGTTGCTTTTTTTTCTCTTTTATACATAATTTTTTCAATTTCATTATCATTCAAATTTATATTATTTTTTCTTAAAATTTTGGAAAGATCTTCTGATGTAAAATTTTTTTTATCACAATAATCTCTAAAATATATTTTTTTTTCAATATTATCTGGAGTATTAAATTTATAATTTCCTCTTTTAAATTGTTGAATACGCATGCTAATATTTCCATGTTTTGGAATTCCATTTTCATTAATAGTTTTGCAACATTTAGAACAATAATCTGAATTTTTTGATTTTGAATTTACGCATTGATTATATAATGGATTTTTTAATGCTTGACAATTACTTTCAATTATTGTACTTGAAATTATATTATCATTTTCAAATACACACCAAAATGGTATTGGACATTCTGTTATTTTTCTTCCACTTTTTTTTGAAGTTTTAACTTCATCAAGTTGTGAATTATTATTGTTGTTTTTATTTTGTTGATTTTCTTTAATTATTTTTGGAACTCTATTAGGTTGTTTAATAATTTTATTCATATCAGGTTCTTCAAAATTTAATAATTCAATAATTTTTTTATATCTATCATTATCATCATTAATCATTGCAATTTCTTGAATATTTTCATTTATAATAGTTGCAAAATTTCTAATATTATTATGCCATTCTCCAATGAGTGTATTTAATATTGCTTGACTTATTGACATTTTACAATTAATTTCTTGAGACATTTGTTATTTGATGTTTTTTAATGTTTAATGTTTTATTGTTAATTTATATAAATTATTTTTATAAATCAATTTTTTTAATTTTTTCGCTTGAGCACATTGAAATGCTGTAAGTGTAATAGAATGAGTTTTATTTTTCATAAAAATAGCAGACATTAAATAACTAACAATGTATTTAAGTTGTTTTTAATAAATATAATATTTTATAAAATTATGCAAAATAAAAAAAAATATTTATTATTAGTTAGTATAATTTTACATGCATTCATTCTTCATTTTATTCAATATCTCTAAATGTTTCTGGATCTAAATATTCAAATTTTGCCCAATTTTTAGGATGCCACACATTTGCCATTAATTCTTCTTTTAATTCACTTTTTCTGAACCATTCTTGAAATCTTTTTCTGATATATTCTTCTCTTGATTTATCCATTGGATTTAAACTTAACCAATTATAATTCCAATTTTTATCTAAATTTTCTTGAACTATTTTCCATGAGATATTTATATTACAACTAAATCCTCCATAATGCCAAGGTTTATCTAAATTTTTTTGAATTATTTCCCATGTTATATTTTCATTTGAACTCAATGCATAATAATCCCAAGGTTTATCTGGATTTGCTTGAACTATTTCCCATGTTATATTTGGATTTAAACTTAAACTATAATAATCCCAAGGTTTATCTGGATTTTCTTGAACTATTTTCCATGTTATGTTTGGATTGTAACTTAATGCTTCATAATCCCAAGGTTTATCTGGATTTAATTGAACTATTTTCCATGTTATATTTTTATTTGAACTTATCCAATGATAATCCCAAGGTTTGCATGGATTATCTTGAATTATTTTCCATGTTATAGCTGAATTACCACTTAAGTAAAAATAATTCCAATCTTTTTTTGGATTGTTTTTAATCATATCCCATGTTATATTTTTATTTTCACTTAAACATTCATAATTATTGAATTTATTTGGATATTTTTTAATTATATTATGTGGTATATTTGAATTTTTTCCTAAAGATTCATAATTCCAGTCAATTTGATTATTTTCTTTAATTATTTTCCAATTAATATTTGGATTCAAACTTACATACCAATAATCCCATTCTTTATCTAAATTTTCTTGAATTGTGCTCCATGTAATATTTGAATTTTCACTTAAAAATTTATAATTCCAATTTTTATCATCATTATTTTTTATGTATTGAAACCACATTTCAGAGTATTCATTCATGAAAATATCATACAAACAATTTGCTTGTATATTATTTTCATCAGATAATTTTTTTGCTTGATTTTTTAAATTTAACAATTCATTTTCTAATTTTTTTATTATTTCATTCAATAAAATTAATTTTTTATGATTATCATTGTAATTTTTAAATTTGTTATTGCTTTCCATTTTATTACTTTTAATGCAATTAATATTTTAATTAAATAAAATCAATTTTTATTTGAATATTTGTATGCTTGATGGTTCAAATATATTTTTAAAAATTGAAAAAATATTTTTAAGGAAAAAAATTATCATCACAAAATTATTATGGATAAAAAAAAATATAAAAGTATTACATGGCATGTTAAATTAAATCATTTTATAGAAACTGATTGGAACTACAATTGCTGTCAATATATTCACTCAAATGGTATGCAATGCAATAGGCAATGTTGTGATGATGTCATAAATTTAGAATATTCAAATATATATTGTAGGAAACACTATAAATTTGTTAAATTATTGTTAAAAAATGAATAATTATCAAGAATTATTAGAAATGAAAGTACTTAGATATTTAATGATTAAATTGAAAAAATTAATGATATATTTTTTATTGTTACCCATTTTAAAATAAAATTGATAAATTATCATCGTCTTTATTTATGTCTAATAGATAATTGCATATTAACATATTTATTCATATCGGATTGTTGCATATTATATAATGTATAATTATATATTTATAAAAATAAATAAAAAATATTATTATTATTACTCAATTATTGTTAAACTTTTACACCCTTGAAGATTTAAAATCGCACCTTTTATTTAATTTTCTACTATTGGAACAAATTTATCAATGTTATTATGAATAAATGAGATTTCAACTAAACTAACCAAATTATTTTTTTTAACATATTCTTCACGCTGGAGAATATCACGACATAAATGACGTTTATCTCGTTTTTTAAGCCCCCTTATGGAAGGATTATAAACACAATTAAAACATACAGGTAATTGATTCCTAATATGCTTTGGACCAGCACAGTTTAGGTATCCCAAATTTATAACTTTAAATTCTTCTCTCGTTATAAAACCTTTTTCACAAAATTTACATTTAAATACTTTATATTTTTCGTTGTAAGGACTAGCAATTTCATAATGATAATTAAATAATATTTGTTTAATTTTTATGTATTCATCTAAATATTCTGTTTCCTTATTTATTACTTCTTCTTGTATTACTTCTTCCTTCTTTTCTTCTTGTATTACTTCTTCCTTCTTTTCTTCCTTCATTACTTCTTCCTGTATTACTTCTTCTTGTATTACTTCTTCCTTCTTTTCTTCTTGTATTACTTCTTCCTTCTTTTCTTCCTTTATTACTTCTTCCTGTATTACTTCTTCTTGTATTACTTCTTCTTGTATTTTAGTATAAAATAATTCTGTTTGTTGATTATATTGTTGTGAACATCTCCAACATTCTTGTCGTTTTAAAAACAAAAACCCTTCTTTAATTAATACATCAGGATGTAAAGGACAATATCCTTTGTTAAATACATGTTTAGAAAATGAATGTTTTGTATCTTCAGCATAATGAGGCTGATAATTGAAGTTAAACGCAAACGACATTTGATATTATACTTTTGTAATATAATTTATATTATAAAAGTATTTCAATTTTTATTTATATAAAAAGATAAAGGTGCGGTTTTAAATCTTCAATGGTGTAAACTAAATTCTATTTATTTTCTAACACGACATTTTGCAATTGAAACACCACGTGGTCTTTTAGCGTAATTATATTCTTCATCACTATCAGCACCTGCGTATGACGAAACATGAACACGATATTCAATGGGTATTTGTTCTTCTGAATTAAAATCTTCCAAATGATTAAATTTGTTATTTCTATATTTTTTGGCTTTATTATGTTGGTCATTTAAATCTGGTGATATTTCTAAGAAATAATTATATGCATCTTCATAATTTTCAAATAATGTGCAATATGGAGTTACTAAATCATTTGGTGTGCTATTACATCCATATTCTGTTACAACATACATATATATTGATTCCATTTTTTAATTGTTTTATGAACTAATTTTATTTGTTTTATGATGTGATTAATTTAAATTAAAAAATAAAATCAATTTTTTAATTATTAATTAAATTATTAGCATAGCAAAAGTAAATTCATTGTAAAAAATATTTTTTTATTTATTTAAATTATGTAATGTTAAAAGATTATGTAATATGTATTCCCAGTTATAAACGTGCTGAAATTTGCAATAATAAAACATTGAATGTATTGCATTTACATCATATAAATTCTAATAAAATATATGTTTATGTAGCTAATAAAGAAGAATATAACACATATAAAAATGTATTGAATAATAATTTATACAATGAAATGATAATAGGCCGAAAAGGATTAGTACAACAAAGAGAATTTATAATGGAACAATGGGGTGAAGGAAAACATATTGTTTTTTTAGATGATGATATTGAAAGTATTGATTTATCACTATCAACATTATTTAAGAATAGTAGTTTAGATCATTTTATAAAAAAAGCATTTGAAAAATGTAAAGAATTAAAATCATATATATGGGGTGTTTATGCAGTTTATAACGAATTTTATAGAAAAGATAAAAAAGAATACACAACACAATTGAATTATATTGTTGGCGCATTTTATGGAATAATAAATAGGCCAAAATTAAATTCAATAAAATTAAAAATAACAAGAGAAAATGGTCAAAAAGAAGATGTTGAAAGAACATTAAAATATTTTATAAATGATGGAATAGTGTTAAGATATAATAGAATTGGATTTAAAACTAAATATTATGGAACAACTGGAGGTTTAGGAACACTGGAAGATAGAATAGATGCAATGATGAAAGCAAGCAAAAAATTGGAAGATAAATATGGTGAATATGGATATATAAAAGTAAGAAGTAATGGAATAACAGAATTTGTGTTAAGAAAAATAAATAGTAAAAATGACAATAAAACATTAAAAAAAACAAAAAACAAAAAAGCAAAAAATAAAAGCAGAAAAATGAAATAAAATATATGTGTAAATTTAATGTTAAAAGTTTTATGAATAATTTTTAACAAAATAAAATATTAATTATTTAATTTTATTAAATTATTTATGTCAGGTATATGCCTTTGAATTATATTCAAATGTTCTTGTGTCCAATAGTATGCTTTCCATGGTTTATGAATTCCTACAGATTTATCACAAAATGATGATTCGACTGAAAATAATTGAGATTCTTCAAATGATGGCTTATTTAAAATTATATCATTATTATGAATTAAATTAGAAAAAAATAAATCTTCATTGTAACTCAACATTTTATTTTTATTTTTAAAAAATTCACCATTTTTTAATATTTCAAGCATTTTACTTTTACGTCTTAAGGACAAACCTCCATTACCGCATTTATAATTTATATTAGAAATATGACTATTTACCCAAGGAGCACCAACATAATCATAAATCATGTAATTATAAATATTGTTGGAATATAAATCAGATAATAATGTATCTGTTTGAAATACTAAAAACATTTCTGTATCTATATATGTGTAAGTATATTCACTATACATAAATAAATTATATTCATTAATGGTTAAATTATCTACTTTTATATGTTTTAATTTTATTTGCCTATGATTAAATTCATCTTGATTTATTATATTATTTATAAAATTTAAATTATTATTTCCATGAAATATTAAAAATTGCCAATCTTCATTTAAATTTTTATTAAAATTTTTTAAAACTAATTCTAATGCTGGATGACATCTAGGTTCTATTATCATTGCTGTATATTTGCAGTATAATGGTTTTTCCATTAATAAAATATCATAATTAATATTCCACATTGATAATTGTTTAATTATTATTTCTCTAAAATTTTCACCTTTATCATTCCATATTATTACAATATTTCCTTCATTTTTTAATTTATTTAAGTAGTTAATTTGTTTATTATTTGGTATCATTTTTTCAATTTCATTTTCATTTATATTTAAAATTAAATCATTTAAATTTATAAAATATTTATTTACTACAACCATATTATAATATTATAATATTATAATATAAATAATGATACATTTAAATATAATATTAACTTTTATTTAATATTATTATTTAGTGCATAATTCATTTTTTAAGTTATAAATATAAATGAAAAAAGATTTCTTATTAATTACTCAAAAACATGCGAAGCGCGGGGTACGCGTAGGGGTTTACCCCTCGCCTTATTAATTACTCAAAAACATGCGAAGCGCGGGGTACGCGTAGGGGTTTACCCCTCGCCT